CCGACTCGTCCCGTCCGTGTTTCAGGATGGAGCGCAAACGATTACGATTGAAAGACAGCGTGGCGAAGCGAACGACATACAAGGCCATAGCGAACATCGAACGTATAGCAGATGTACCGTCGAAGTGCATAGCGATTGACAACGACAGCCATCTGTATTTGGCTGGACGACAGTACACAGCGACGCATAACACTGGCGTAGTTGACCCCCGCGAAACGTGGGGGTTGATTATTCGCGGCGAGCGCATATTGCACACCGCGCAGGAGTACCAGACCAGCCGCGTCGGATTCGACAGGCTGAGGGCGAAGTTCGGGAACAAGAAGAACGATCCCGACGCAAAGTATCCTGAGCTGAATCGGTTGGTGGAGAAGTACACGACCAGCGCGAACCAGATGATATTGGACCTCAAGAACGGCGGTCATATCGAGTTCCGCACTAGGGGTTCCAGCGGCGACGTTGGACGCGGCGGCACGTTCGACCTAGTGGTGGTGGACGAAGCACAGAGTTACACCGAGGAACAGGACGCGGCGCTATCGCCGTTGAACTCCGCAGCCCCATTGGGCAGTCCGCAGACAATCCTCATGGGGACGGTCCCAGACCCCGCAAGGCCATACAAGGGCGTGGTGTTTAGCCGTCTGAGGAACTTCGCGCACAACGACCCGTATGAGGGGCTTTGCATCCACGAGTGGGGTGCGACTGAGGTTGGCGACCCACTGGACGAGGACAGATGGTACGAGTTCAACCCGTCGCTAGGTTATCAACTGCTCATATCGGCGTTGCGCAAGGACGCTCGGTGCATGTCCCCTGAGACGTTCGCACGCGAGCACCTAGGATGGTGGGGCGCGGCGACGTTGGCGGCGCATCCAATATCCGCCGACGATTGGGCGAGGTGTCGTGTCGAGTCCGCACCGGACGACGGCAATGTAATCTACGCGGTCAAGTTCGACCCCGACGCGAGGATGGGCGCCATAGCGGTCTGCATCGACAACGGCATGGACGTACCTCACGTCGAGCTAGCGTCCGAGGTTAGCTGTAGGGGCGGCATAGGGCGATTCGTTGAAACGCTACTTGGCATATCCGACTACGCGGAGTCAATCATCATCGACGGGCAGAGCAACGCGAGGACGCTAGAGAATGCCCTGCTGGATGCCGGTGTGCCGGACGACATGATAGTGCGCCCGAACACGGGGCAAGCCGTCGAAGCGTACACGGGATTCGTGAACGCCACTAGGTCTAGGGCGGTAACTCACATCACGGACGAGTCCACCGACGAGAGCGTATGCGAGTGCAACAGGCGGCGCATAGGAACTGCCGGTGGATATGGTTTTGCAAGCAACGACCGGGCCAACGCAACGCTCGTTGACGCGCTTGCATTCGCCTATTGGGGCGCGATGCTCAAACGGCGCGAGCCTGAGGAGGAGTTGAGACTTAACCTATGATCGACATTTCAGGAATCGCGCGTGCGTCCGGCCTTTCGGCAAGTGATTCGAGCGAAATCGAAGCACTACTGGACGTATACAATCGCACACGCAACCGCAACGAGACGATAGAAAGCTACTATGACGGCGACGTGATGGCAAAGGACATCGGCGTTGACATTCTGCCGCCAGAAGCCAAGGAGAAGGTTCACGTTGACCTCTCGTGCGATTGGGCGAAGAAAGCCGTGAAGGAACTCGCGGGACACGTCCGGTTTGACGGGTTCGTGTTCGAGGGCAGGGACGGCATGGACGAGGGACTTGCGCGGGTGCTAGCTCGCAGCGGGTTCGAGTCTGGGCTATCCCGTGCGAGGAACGGCGTGCTGAAAAAGGGATGCGCGTTCGCCACGGTGAACAACTTCGGCTCAAATGCGTCCGTCACGTTCCACAGCGCGGACGACGGCGCGGCGATTATGAACACGGCGACGGGGCAGATGCGTAGCGGTTTCGTGTTCGCCAACTCGTCGCTAACGGAATGGTCGCCACGTAAGCCGGTGGTAACGCAGGTCAACTTCCACATGACCGGCCGAAGGGTCGAGATCGTGAGGGGCGACCACACACACTGGCATGCCGTGGAGGTCGAGACTCCCGCGAACGCCATGATGATGGTACCGTTCGCCTACGACCCGACGGACAAGAAGATGCTAGGCACGTCCAGAATCACGAAGGAAGTGCAGAGCCTAGTCGATGATGTCCTGAGCGTGAGACTCGCCATCGCGCTATCCCGTGCGTTCTACGCCGTGCCGATGCGTGCGCTGCTGGGACTCACGGAGAAGGTCTATAACGCGCTCGCGGACAAGCCGCAGTGGACGGCGTACATCAACCCCATGCTGTTAGCGACCGCAGACAAGCAGGGACGCGCCCCGACGCTCACGCAACTGCCGTCGAACACTCCTGAGCCGTTGATTCGCATTATCGAGACGGACGCAAAGATGTTCGCGGCATCCACCGGCATACCGCTGAACTCGTTGGGCATCGTGCAAGACAACCCATCCAGCGCGGAAGCCATCGTGGAGGGACGGCGCGGTTTGATCGAGGACGCGCAGAGTTTCATCACCGAGCAGATGGTACCGGCGTTGCGGCAAATCGCGCTTCTCGTGATGCTCGTTGAGTCCAACAAGGCTGACATCAACGACCTAGACGACATCCAGCGCAGCGTCATGCCGCACTTCAAGAACCCCGCCATGCCGTCGGTCGCGGCGACCACGGACGCGGCTATGAAAATCGCGAGCGTGAATCCGGGGTTCGCTTCTACGGACGTGTTTTTCGAGATGGTGGGATTCGACCAAGCGACCATATCACGCGTCAAGTCGCAGATGCGGATGAACGTGGCGCGGCAGAACATCCAGCCGTTGCTCACGCAGACGCGGCAGGGACTAGCTGACGGGACGCTATAGCGATGCGCATATCCAGAGAGGACTTGGATGCATACGTCGCTGCCATCCACGAGGTAGGGGAGGGCGCGGCGGAGTCCGTGAGGAACGCGCTACAGGGCAATAGCGGCATGGGCGTGACCGAGCAACGCGAACAGGCCATCGCAGCAATCATGGATGAAATCGGCGTTAGCGGCGACCGTTCGCAAGCGCTCGCGGCTGAGCTGTTCGATGAGATTTGCGCACTTGAGGGCATCGAGGGCGCGGAGTTCGAGATATACGACGACCTCATAGACTACGGGATGCTAGAGTCCAACGTCCGCTACTTCGCTAGGTCGCTAGTCGAGCATGACGTGGGGCGGTTCCTAGACCAATGCTCGCAGCTCGTGGACTTCTACGTTCGCCGCTGTAACTACGAAAGCATGATTCGCAACTGCTACGGCAACAGCGTGAGGTTCGCGCGAGTGCCTATGGGTACCGAGACGTGCGATTGGTGCGTCATGCTAGCGTCGCGCGGTTTCGTCTACTACTCGCAGGAGACGGCCGAGCACGGGATGCACCTGCATTGCGTCACTGGTGATACCAAGGTATCGACAGCTGAGCTACTTGGTGCAGAGAGAAGGTACTACCAAGGACCTCTCGTCCATATCATCACAGAAGGAAACGACGAACTCACCATCACCCCGAATCACCCAATACTTACCACGAGGGGTTGGGTTGCTGCCGGAGAAGTTGATGATGGAGACTATCTGGTCTGCGCAAACCTCGACCATCGGGAGTGCGCTGCTGTTCCAGACAAACACCATGTTCCACCCACGATCGAGGATGTATTCAGCTCGCTTAGCCTCCTTAATCCTTCTGGATTTCACAGCATGCCAGTTGCCGCCGAGGATTTCCACGGCGACGGAATCAGCGATTCCGAAGTCAACGTTGTATGGACCGATGGCCTTTTGAAACACGTGCTTGACGTTGCGGCTGGTGAGCCATCCATCCATGAGGGCTTCACCGGCGCTCATTCTCCGATTGCCAGCTACGGCGGACCTCTCACGCATGAGGGCGTTATGAATCTTCTCCTCGAAGGAGACGACGCGACCTCTAGTGGCATCATGCGCGGCACGCGCCTGTTGGATGCGCTCCTCCGGAGTCATTCTAGAAGCTCGGATGAGTCCAGCATCGCTATGGCTACGAGGAGTGACGCCAGCTTCTCTAAGCCATCGAGTGAGCGCGGTGCGGGAGATTCCGTAGCTCTTGGCAAGCGCGTACAAGCTCTCGCCACTCTCATAGCGTGCGAGGAAGTCAGAGGGCATGGGGAATCTCTTAGGGGAAGGTCGTCCGAGCCTTGTAACTTCGACGCCGATTTCCTTGAGGTGCTTGCTAAGGATGTCGGAGTCGCACCCGAGACGTCGGGCTATGGAGCTAACGGACTCCCCGGCTCGATAAGAACTAGCCGCGTCGTTCACAAGAGCGTCAGTGTAGATAGTTGCCATGTTTATAACCTCACAACCAGAAATAGCTGGTATTATGCCAACAACATTATA